GACGCCTGCGGGTCGGCATCGATGAGCGCGACGTTCGCGCGCTCGGCCGCGAGTACGCCGCCATGGGTCGCGATCGTCGTCTTTCCGCTCCCGCCCTTCTGAGAGAACACGGCGATAGTTATCACTTGGCCCCCTGCGCGTTTTTGAGGAGCCACGCGAGCGAGGCGTAAAGCGCGTCGGCGTCGTCGTTGTCGGCCGCGAGCCCGGCCGCGTTGAGGTCGAGGAGCACGCCGGCATAAATCCGGTGCACGAGGGCCTTACGATCGGCCGGGAGCCGGGCCGCGAGCGCGTTCCCGCGCCTTGATTCGGTTGTCTGAGTCATCGTTCGTCCTGTTTAACGGTGTCTCGGCGCCGTAGTGTCGAGGCGCCGCCCGCGTACGATAACCGGGTTCGTGCCACTGGCGCAAGCGGCCCCCGGTCTGCCGAACCGCTTTTCGGGGCGCCGGAACGCATAGGAGCCGCGCCACGCCCACGCGTGAGGGCGTTAGGTATCCGAGGGGGCACTCGTCGCTTCCGGCCGCTCTGCGGCCGCACTTGTGAGTTATCCACAAGCGCCGGAATAGCGTGCTCGCTTCTTAGTGGGCTTACCCCCCGTCGAGCGTCGTCGGTAGCGTGAGGGCGCCCCGACGCCCGCCCGGGGATAAGCCCGACGCGCTCTTAGTAAACCCTAAGAGAACCGGTCGCTGTTTATTGTCGCGCCGGGTCGACCGTCCCTGATTCGGAAATCGAATTCCCGATTTCGGCGATACTGTTCCCGATTTCGATATATGATTCCGGGAATTGTCTGTCACGGCGTCGACAGGTTGTTTTCACTTGAGAGGGGCAAAAATGGCAAATTCGGTACAAACTCGCCGGGGGCAACCGGTGTATGAAGAAAACCCGAGCGTTGCGGGCGTCGCTGAGCATAAGCGCGTACGCATGCGCCCGACTGGCGACGTAGTGCACGCGATGCATGTCGACCCGGGAACGGGCGAGATTAAGGGCCGAGGCGCCGCGCAATTCGTCGAGGAGGAGGAGGTCGACGGCGAGCGGTTCGTTAAGCTTTACCTCGCCGGCCTGCGCCAGCAAGTCGGCCTATCCCGGCCGGCTGTCGCCGTGTTCGAGCTTGTCGTGCTGCAATTGCAAGACAAAAAGAATTCCGACACTGTGCACCTTGCGGCCGCCGCGTCGGATATGAGCGCGAGCGCGTTCTCGCGGGGCCTGCGCGAACTCGTCGACCGGGGGTTCCTCTACCGCTCGCCGTACCCGTCTCTTTATTGGGTGAATGTCCGCTACATTTTTAACGGCGACCGGCTCGAATTCATCAAGTCGTATCGCCGTCGCCGGGAGCCGCGCGCGAGCCGCGCCTCGACGGCTCAAAAAGCGCTCCCGTTCGATATGCCGGCGTCGCCGGCCGAGGCCGCTTAGGCGGCCGCGAACTCGCTCCCGGGGGTTTGCGTGAGCGCGAGCCCGAGGAACCCTCGGAGGCCGGTTCCGCCCTGCTTCTTACGCGCGAATCCCTTGCTTTCGAGCGCCTGCACGAACCGCTTTTCACTCCTCGGGGCCTCGCCGACCATCCCGCACCATTCGCGCCAGTCGTCGTAAAGCGAGTGCGAATTGCGGAACTCGCCCGCGACGCGCGCCGTACGCTCGCGGAGCCAGTTCGCGAGCGGATCGGCATCCTCGAAGTACTCGGCCGTCGCGTCGAGCACGGCCCGGGGCGCTTGCAACCCGTGTTTCTGCCATTCGAGCGCGCCCTCGATCGCCCATTGAAGGATCGCCGGATAGTCGGCTTCGAGGCGCTTATTGAGCGTCGTGTCGACTTTCTTCGGCTCAACCGTGAAAGGGATAAGGTGAAACCGGCGCCTCATCGCTCGATCGAGGTTATTGATCGTCGGCCGGTGATTGCCGGCAAAACAGAGTTTGAACTGCGGGAGGTACGTGAAAAAGTCGGCCCTCATGAACCGCGCCGTTACCGGATCGCCGCCCGTGAGCGACTTAATTTTGGCCTCATCCCATCGCCGGGCCTCGTCGGTTTCCTGCGATTGCACGAACCGCGCGCCCGCGAGGTCGGCGATTGCCGTCGGGTGCGCGTCGATCCGGCTCGCGGTGAAAGTCGCCATAGGCGAGGTGCGCGCGTAGTCCTGCCAGATAGCCGTGATCGCGTTAATGAACGTGCCCTTACCGTTACCGCCTGCGCCATGAAAGAACGTGAGCGTATGCTCGTTCGTCTGGCCGGTGAGCGAGTAGCCGCAAAAACGTTGCAAGTACGCTTGTAAATCCTTGTCGCCGGCCGTCGCCTCGTCGAGGAACGACAGCCAGAGCGACGGCTTACGATCGGCCGGCCCGCACTTCGTGATTTTCGTCATGAGGTGCTTAGGGTCGTGCTTTTGCATCACGCCGGTTTCGAGATTGACGATACCTGCCGGCGTGTTGAGTAGCATCGGATTAGCGTCGAACTGATCCGCGCGCACGGCGACGGCCGGGTGATCCGCTGCATAGTCGATTACCGCGTTCTTCGAGCTATTCGAGGCGACGCGCGTCGCGACTTTGTGCGCCGTGCCTTTTTCCTCGATCGTGCGGAGCGCCTCGGCGCTCGCGCGCTTGCAAATCACGCCGACCCAATAGCGAATCTGGCGATGTGTGTCGCGCGCCCACGTCGAGCCGTTCCAAACCATCCAACCGCCCATCGCCGGGCAATACCGAACCTCGTCAATATGCTTTTTCAGGAACCGCGAGGCGAGCGCCGCGTCGCTGTATGCGATAGCGCCGCCGTCCGCGCCGTCGTCCTGGCCCTCGTCTGCCGGCCGGTCGATCGCCTCGAACTCGTCGGCGTCGCTGTAGCCGTGATCGCGGGCCGTGTCGAATAGGAAATTGGCGCCGACTTCGTACGGGGGTTTCATCCGGTCCCAATCCGCGCGAACCGTCTCCTCGTCGTTGCCGGCCGCGTTTTCGTTGCCCTCCCACTTGGCCGCCCACTCGGCGAACAAGGGGTAAGCGGCGTCGCCTGCGGCCGCTTTGAGCGCGTACCCGATCCGCAAGTAATCGTCGCGGCCCGGGAACGACTCGTTATCGTTCGGAATGCAGTCCATCGCCTCGGCGAGCTTCGAGAGGTCGGCGAGGTGCGCCGCCTGGTCGATCGTCTCGCGGTCGACGGTGAGCCCGCCAGTGCCCTCGCGCTCGGTCTGGTATCCGAGGAGGTCGAGCATATCGGCGACGGCTTGCAGGAACCGCTCGACGCCTTCCCGGCCGATCTCGCTCAAATCCTCGACCGGCACGAGGGGCAATTTCCAGACGTACGGCCGGGCCGTCGTCGGGTGAGTGCCCGCGACGACGTATTGCTGTCCATCGCCGAGCACCTCGACGAGATGCTTGCGGCCGTCGATCCATAGGCGCATGCGCCCGAACGAGGCCGAGGTGCGATAGATGAGTAGCGACTTAGGCGCGCGGCCCTGCCGCTCGGGGGCATGCCCGAGGTGCTCGATCGCGAGGTCGCGAATGATCGAGACGAGTTGCTCGTCGTTACAGTCAATGTCGACGGCCGGGAACGAGCCGGCGCGGAGCCCGATGTTCGCCCCGTCTGCCGTCCACTGCGCAACCTCGCGGAGCGTCGCCGGGCCGGCCGCCTGCCAGTTATAGCCGTACCATTCGCCGGAATGCGAGCGCTTGCCGGGCGTCTTGCCGAGCGCTTCCGGCCTGAGCTTCGAGTTCGCGGTGAGCTTCGCGCCTGGGGGCACGACGGAAACGAGGTCTGTAAATCCGAGGTCGTAAATTTGGCGTGCGTTCATTTTCTAAATCGTTTCCCTGTCCATCCCTCGGCCGTGATCGGGCAACCTTCGCCCCAATAGCCGGCCGGCAAATCACACATGATTCTTTCGAAGTCCTGCACGTTACCGAATCCGTCGTCGACTTCGGCGAGAATTTCGTCGTGCACGGTTAGAACGATCGGATAACCGGCCGCTTCGAGCCGTAGCATTGCGTCGCACATGAGGTCTCTCGCCGTCGCCTGGGTCACGTTCTCCGCAAGTAGGCCGCCGTACAAGTCGATCTGTACCCATTGCCGTTTCGAGTTCTCGCCCCAAAACGAGACGCACGCTTTCATCGCGCCCCATGGGGTTAGCCTGTCTCGTATTGTTGGCCGGTAATACGCGAGGGCGCGCGAGCGGTTCGGCAGAATGATGTTTAGGAAATCGCCGCGCTTAACGAAAACGAGCTTGCCCTCGGCCGCGTACACCTTCCGGCCTGGGTGCTGCACGGCTTCGAGCGCCGCGCGCTCTAGCTCGCCCCAAAACTCGACAATGTTCGTGTTCTTCGCGCGGTACTTGTCGACGACGCCCTTTCCGAACTGTTCCGTTATCACGACGCCGGCCTCGCGGAGACAGGTTCCGACGAACTTCGGGCCGCCCATCTGGAAACCGCATCCGAGAATCGCGCGTTTCCCCATATCTCTTTCCGGGCTCGGCTTACCGACGCTCGCGAGCGGAACGCCGTAAATCTCGGCCGCCATGATCTTGTACAAGTCGGTCCCGTTCCGGAACGCGTCGAGAATCCATTGCTCGCCGCTGAGCCATGCCAGCACGCGCGCCTCGATCGCGTTAAAGTCGGCGCCGATAAACCGCTTACCCGGCCCGGCCATGAGACACGAGCGGAGCATCATCGCGAGCGCTTCGAGTACCGGGTAAATCAGGTCGAGCGCGTCGTAACGCCGGTCGACGACGGTTTGTATCCACGCTTCCGGCTTGTACTCGACGAGCTTCGTCCGGCTCGGGAGGTTGCCCGGCTGATAGAGCTTGTGGGCGAAACGCCCCGTACCTGCGCCGTGATAGAGAATCGCGCCGCGCATGCGGTTGTCGGCCGGCGACGCGCACGCGAACATGGCGGCGATTTTCGAGACGCTCGACTTGCCGGCTTCTTTCCGTAGTTCGAGGAGGGTTCGCGCCTCGACAGGCAAATCGCCGTCGAGGAGGGCGGCGACGGCCTGCTTATCGATCGTCGGGGCCGCGACGCCGAGCGACGCCAGGAACCAAACGATATCCGCGCGCTTCGTCACGCCTGCCACTGCGCCGCCCGATATCTCGCGAATGCCCTCGTTCGCGCGTTCGGTCGCCTCGGCCGCAACGTCGCGAATAGCGTCGGCGAGCGTCACGTCGAGCATTACGCCGCGATCGTTGATTTTCTGATCGAGCACATACACGGCGCGTTCGCGCTCGCTAATTGCCCGAATCTTGCCGGCGACGGCTATCTCGGCGCGAACGTCCTGCGCGCAGTATTGCGCGAGCCGATGAATCATCGTCGAGTCATCCCACCAGACAGGGGCGAGGCCTGGGTCGCGTTTCATGGCGGCCGCGTTGCGCGGTTTCGCCATCTTGAGCATTAGCTTTTTGCCCTCGCCGTCTTTCTGATCTGCCACGCGGAGCACGCGCGCCGTATTGTCGAGCGCGCGCGGGAGCGAGCACGCGGCCGCGTCGCCGGCTGTGCAATAGAAGCGCTCGACCGGGATCGGCGCGAACCCGTACCGGCGAACCATGATCTCGCGCCAGATAGCGCGCTCAAACGCTGCATTCCATGCGCGGATCGAGGCGCCTTCGTTGATCGCGTGTCGGAGGTCGTCGTTCTCGCCGTAGTCGTTATCGGGCATCCATACGCGAACGTTCTCGGCGTCGCCGTCGATCGCGAACGCCGCGCACCATACGCCGGTATCGGCGTGCTCCGCATAGGGATACACGCCGGCCTTTTTGAGGTCGACCGTCGCGCGGGTTTCAAAGTCGAGATTTACGATTAGCGCGCCCATACTGCCGCCGAGTTGTGCGCCTCGATCCGCTCCGCGATTACGTGCGCGCGCGTCCCTGCGTTCGGGGCCTTGTACATGCCGAACCGCGAGAGGTTTCCGGCGTTCATCGTTGCGTTAGTGCTGTCGGCCGACGCGAGCGGGAGCCGGGAGAAAATCGCCGGGTTAAGCATGCGGAGCCCGTGAAACTTGCACGGGGGCCGGCCCTCGGCGTCGCATACGCGCGCCATCGCCTCGCCGATCCGCGCCCACCATGAGGCCGTACCCGGCGAGCGGAACTCGCCCGAGCTTCCGATCGCGACTACCGGCCAAACGGCCGCGAGGAGTTCGAGCCGCTCGATTGACTCGTGCATATGCCAGACAGGAACGCCCGAGAGGCCGAACGGCCAATCGGCGAGGAGCGTGTCGTTCTCGGCCTCGTCGCCGTCGATAACGTCGGGAATAAGCGCCCAATCGAACCCGGGATGCCGGCGCCACTCGTCGACGAACGCGTAAAAGCCGGGCACGTCGAGCACCTTCCCGCTTTTCCATACGGAAAACGCGCCGTTGTCGAGCACGAACGACTGGCAAACCTCGGCCGCGACGGCGATATCGGCCGTGTTCGTGAAAGGTACGAGCGCGTGTCGGCCGGCGAGGAATCGGGCCGCCTCAATGCGCGTCCCGCTAACCGGCGTGCCGTGATAGTGAATCACGCGAACCCCCGGCGCGTCTCGATCTCCACGCCGCGATGAGTCGCGCGCAAAACCTGCCGGCCGCCGAACTGTTGATACAGCCGATCGGCGAGCGCCTCGTGATACTGCGGCGTAAATAGGTCGGTCGCGAGTTCGATTTGCTCGGCGTAAATCATCACGGGCGATTCGAGTTCGAGCGCGTACGCTACGCGGTCGCCGTTCTGAGGGCACGACGCGACGAACGAGCGGCGATAGATATTCATTCGTCGCCCTCGTCGCCGAGGTCGACGTCGCATGCGCCGCCGATTAGGAGGAGGGCGAGCAAGTAACAAAAGCCGACCCATCCGAGGAGGGCAATACCGGCGATAACCCAAACCATCAGAACCCCCGGCCGAGAACGAAACCGATGAGCGCGGAGAGGGCGATACTCGACGCGATGAGGAGAATTACGGCGATATGCATTTTCGTATCCTAAGTAATTCGAGCGGCCCCATGGCCGCCCGAGCGTTTCCGCTTACATGAGGTCGTCGATACCGTTACTGCCGGCCTCGAATACTGCGTCGCCTTCTTCGGCCTCGAACTCGTCTTCGGCCTTCATTCGGCCGTCGAGGCGCTCGCCGTCGCGGCGCTTTTGAAGGTTGTTCAAATAGAACGTAATTCCCTTTTTACCCTTCGCCTCGAAATACTTCGCCACGACGGAGGCGATAGCGATGCAACCCGGGTAAATCTGGTCGGCGTCGGTGATCGGCGCCGGCTTACCGTCCGGGCCCTTGTAAATCGACACGACGCCGGGGCGTTTTTCCGTCGTCACGTTAATAAACGTCGAGCCGGCCGGGTAGCCCTTGGCCTCCCAATCGGTGCGGAACGGCGTATGAATTTTCTTGAGGCGAATCAGTTCCTCGGCCTTGCTGCCGAACTTTTCCTCGGCGGCCGCGAGCACGGCCTTTTTCAGTTCCGAGAGGTCGGTTCCTTCGACGAACACGAGCGACGTCGAATATTTGAGCTTGCCGTCGTCGTTCGGGCGAGGAACGAAAAGGAAAGGATAACTAAGGATTGCCTCGGGTGTCTTCAGTGCTGCCATGATCGTTAGTCCTGTTTCGGTGAAAGTTAAGCCGGCTCGATCGCGTCGAATTCGTCGCCGGGGTGCACGAGAACCGGGGCGCCTGCCGCCGTTTCGGGTACGAGGTTGTAACCGCTCGACTCTTTAACCGTGAGTTCTGCGGGTAAGTTCTTTTTGCCGACGAGCTTCTCGATCTGCGCTACCGTCTTGAGCGTCGGCTCGGTGTATAGCTGGTCGCGCGAGACGTTCGTCGACTCGGTGAGGCGCGAGACGATAACGCTATCGGCTTCTTTCCACTTGCGGGCCGCGCGCTTCGCGACGAGCTTGAAATTCGGCACTGCGTTACCGGCCTCGGCGTGCGCCTGGAGGAACCCGCGAACGTCGTCGAGCCATTGCGAGAACCCGACGCGATCCGCTGCCGTGAGAATTTGCGCGCACTGGTCGACGCTCAACGTCGAGACTTTCGGGAGCCCGGCGAACTCGGCCGGCATCGGCACAACCTCGCGCATTACCTCGACGCGCGCCGGGCACTGCGGTTTAGCTGCACAGAACCGGCAATGCTCGCCCGCGACGAGCGGAGCGTCGGCGGCCTGCGTCGCCGCGACGGCCTCGATTACATCGCCGGCAAAGTCGAGAAGGTCGAGGAGGGTGTAAGCGTACGAGCGAACCGGGCCGTCCGCGTGTTCCTTCCGGGGCTGACAAATGAACGTCTCGACCGTCTCGACGATCCAACCGCGCGCCTGCGCGATCGACTGCCACGCGGCGAGCGCGTACATTTTTAGCTGGTAGTTCTCCTCGACTTCGACGGCGACGCCGGCCCCGTGCTTGTAATCGCCAACGATGAGCCGGCGAATCGCGGGAACGTAAATCAACGCGTCGGCCGTGCCAAAAATCGGAACGCCGAGCGCGTCGAGCGACACGCGCTGTTCGAGGAGAATCTCGCACTCGATACCCGATTTCGCGTACCCGAGCACCTTGTCGACATACACGGCGACGGCTTCGAGCATATCCGTCGTCGCCGTAAAAATCGCGTCGGCCGCTGCGGCCCGCGTCGTCTCGTCGCCGAGGTTGAGTTCGGCGCGCAAAACCGTTTCCGCGAGCGCGTGCGCCTCGGTTCCTTCGTCGGCCGCGCGCGAACTACGGTTAGGAATGCCCTCGCTCATGCGGATCGAGCCGGGGCAAGTCATCCACCGCTTAGCGCTGCTCGGGCCGTGTACGGCGTGCGCCATTACATCAGGTCCGAGGTGTCGCTTTCGCTCGCCTTCACGCCGCGCGCGAGGTAGTCGAGGGCCGTCGCGATAAAGTCGTCGAACTGTTCCGGCTTGAGGTCGCCGCCGCGATTGACGCCGAATCGGGCGAACAATGCGCGCGCTTCCTGCGGGCCGAACTTAGCGGCGTAGTCCGTCACGGCGCGCGTTACGTCGGTGATCGACCCGGCCGGCTTTGCGGTCGCTGCTGCTTTCTTCGCTGCTGCTGCTGCTTTCTTCGCTTCCTTCGCTGCTGCGGCCTCGGCCGCCTCGGCCTGCGCCGCTTGTTCCATCGCTACATGCGCGAGTTCGTCGGGCGTCGGTGCTTCGTTCATCGGCACGAGTTCGGCGACTTTCTCGGGCTCGACCATCGGGGCCGGCGCCTGCGCTTGCCCGGCCGGAATCAAACCCTGGCCGGCGAGCCATGCCTTAACGCTGTCCGCTTCGGCGAACGTGTCGCACTTTGCCGAGAATTGACCGTTAGGAAATCCGATCGAAATTACGAGTTCCATTTTTAGTTTCCGATGAGTTGCAAGATATCCCGCGCTTTGCGGGTAGTGATTTGAGATACGGCCTCGTCGATCGAGCCGGCGAGGGCAAACGGCCTTACAAAAACCGGGCGTGTCTGCCCGTAGCGGTGAGCGCGCTTGGCCGCTTGTACGTTGATATCGGGCGTGAGGCTTTGCTCGATAAAAACGACTTGCGTCGCGGCCGTGAGCGTTACCGTATGGTGTCCCGCGTCGATCTGCACGACACATGCCCTCGTGCGCGGGTCATTCTGAAAAGCGCCGACAGCGCGCTCGCGTTGCTTGTCTGACTGGCCGCCGTGTATCTGCACGACGCCGAACGGCCCGAGCTTCTCCGCGACGGTCGCGAGGGCCGCCCGGTGCACGCCGAAAACGACTACTTTCTCGTACGCCTCGGCGCCTAGTTCGGCCGCGAGAATCTCGGCGATACTGCCGGCCTTCGCCTGCGCCGTGAGGCGTCTCACTGCGGCGAACGCGATCGGCTCCTCGTCATTCCAGAGCGAGCGCGTAACGTCTTTCTCGGCCGCCTCGATAACCCGGCGAATCGGCGCGAAATCGTCGCTCGCTTCGAGCCGGCGAACCTCGTCCGCGATGCCGGCGCCGTCGAGCAAGTACGGGTCTTGCCAGAAAATCGGCGGCCCGGTCCAGACGTCGGCCGTGCGCCGGAGCATCACGCTTTCGAGAATCGTGCGGAGTTCGTCGGCGTTACGGTTGCCGCGAATGCGTACGCCGTAGTCGGTATGTTCGAGCGAGCAAAAGTGTTCGATAAATCCCTGATACGTCATGGTCGATTCGGTGAGCTTTTCCGGGAACATCGAGCGGAGCATCGGAAACAAATTGCCGGCGTGAGTCGGAACCGGCGTCCCGCTCATCGGCCACACATAGCGCGCGAGCGAGGCGAGGCCCTTACCCTTGCAATGCGCCCCGTAAATCGCCCGCGTGCGCTTGGCCTGGGGGTTAATGAGGTAGTGCGACTCATCGAGTATTGCGACGTCCGGCGCCCATGCCCGAATCTGCTTCCGGAGCTTCTCGTTCGTCGCGATCCTGTCGTAACTCTCGACGAGCACCTCGGGGCGCCATACGCTCCACTTCTCGAACTGAGCGCGCCACATCGAGCGGCCGAGCGCCGGGCATGCCACGAGCACGCGACGAGCGCCCACGCGGTCGGCCGCGTGTATCGCCTGGGGGGTTTTGCCGAGCCCCATCCCATCGGCGAGGAGGCCGCGCGGCGTGTCGGCGAGCCATTCGGCGCCGAGCCTTTGGAACGGTTCGAGCTTCATCCGGCCGCCCGCATAATCGCGCGGCCGAGTAGCTCGGGAATCTGCGGTACTACGGCGTTCCCTAGCTGGCGCAAGCGGTCCACTCTAGCGGGAACCCCATTAGCCATTCGACCCACGTCGGGTTCAACGGCCCACCAATCAGAGCATTGAGCGAAAGCGAGTTCCGTAATAATTGCGCCGGGCCGCCGTTGTTCGTCGCGTCCTGCGTCGTCGGCGTCGGATAGAACGCCGCTCGCTTTACCGCCGTCGATAGTCCATCCCCCGATTTCGCCGACGCGCCGGCCCGGTTGTGATTCCCGTACACGGTCGGTGTAGGCCACAATCCAAACTCTGTCCCGGCGATGAGGGGCGCCAACGGCACTAGCGGGAATACAATGCCATTCCGCGTCATACCCGAGCGCAGTGAGCGCCCCGAGTACTTGTTCCAATCCGCGAGCGCGTAGGGCGCTGACGTTCTCGACGATCGCGAACGCCGGCCGGATTTCGCCGATGAGCCGGGCGAACTCGCTCCACAATCCCGAGCGAGCGCCGGCGAGGCCGGCGCCCTTTCCGGCGACGCTAATGTCTTGGCAAGGGAATCCGCCGCAGATAACGTCGATTTGTTCATCAGTCATGAGCCCTATGAGGTCGCGCGACAAAGTGCGCACGTCGTCGAAAATCGGCACGTTCGGCCAATGTTTCGCGAGCACCTTTCGCGCTTTCGCATCGAACTCACAAAACGCGACGGTTTCAAATCCGGCGCGTTCGAGCCCGAGCGAAAATCCGCCGATGCCGGAAAACAAATCGAGCACGCGCATTTAGTCGGCCTGTACGTCGAGCTTCGTAAATGCGTATGCGATGAGCGCGGCGTCGCTGCGGCCGTGATCTTTCGCTCGTGCAAAGAGTTCCGCGTACGCCGGGAACAATTGCACGGCGCGAGCGCGGCCGGCGTCTTTGCCCTTCGGCATGCGCGCGAGGGTTTGCCACTTCTGAGGGTCGAGGAGGTCGTAAGGGATTTCGAGGGCGGCGAGAATGCCCTCGACGACGCCGTACGCATGCCCGAAAGCAAACGTCGAGGAGACGCCCTGTTTCGGCATCGCGTGTACCCGTTCGAGGGCCGCGACGTCGACGCGATGAGACTTCAGGAGCCGGGCGAAAGACGCCGGCATAATGCGCTGCACTGAGCGCGTGCCGACTTTCACGAGCGCGGTCGGCGTGTCGAAAATTTCGAGTGTCCCGAGTTCCGTGTCGAGCACGGCGACGGCGCCTGTAGCGCCCGGGTCAATACCTGCAATACGCATGTTCTCTTTCTGCCTGTTCCGCTGTCTGCCTAATCGCCGGGAGTACTAACTAACGCCCGAGCTTTCCCGTGTTCTGTCGCTGCCTGCACTGCACAAAAAATGTGTAGTTCCTGCCGGTATTCCGTACTGCATTCCTTACAGGGAACGGATATTAAACGCGCGGCCGGCGAAAAGGAATACGCGAAAATCAAATATTTTTCTGTAATCGCGAGTTACACAATTAATGCGCAAAATGTGTGGAAGGTGATCGGCGCAAAGCCTTATGGAATAAGGGTTTCCAGCTTTACGCAATTATTGTGGGTGTTGTTTTCCGTGTCACGTTATTACGCTGCACTTAATCGACGACAGGTTAATACACACTTTTTGCGCATATTATGGAAAACGGGAATTCTTACAGCTATTGCGCCGAGCGAGTGCTGCGCCTGCTCGTCGAAAACGGCCCGCGCACAAAGCGCGAACTCGCGGCCCTCATGCCGGCGTCGACGCGCACGGTTCTCCGCGCGCTCAATGCGCTACACTCCACGAACGCCGTATATGTTCGGGAGTACCAATTAAATAAACATGGTCACGCCTCGCGTATATGGGCGGCCGGGTCCGGCGCCGACGCGCTCCCGCCTGCTGCCAAAACCGGAACGGAGCGCTCCCGCGACTCAATGCGCCGGCTCACGGCCGAGGAACGGGATTTCATGAGGGCGCGTAATCGCGCGCTCGCGCGTAAGCCGCGCCGCGATCCTTTTACCACTGCGCTTTTCGGCCCTGCGCCTCGCGCCCACCTTGAGAGTAGAAAATGAGCGACATTCAAACCGATTCGCCCGTCATCGCCGACGCCGCCCCTTCGCCCGCTACCGCTGAGCCGGTCGTCGTCACGGCCCCGGCCCCGGGCCTCGAAGGGTCCGGTTACACGGCCCCGACGCTCGTCGATCCGGCCGCGCCGGTCGTGCCCGAGGTCGTTACGCCGCCTGCGGCGCCGGTCGGCGGCCTCGATCCGGCATACGTCCGATCGGAACTCGATATGATCCGCTTCTCGATCATCTCGGGCGTCGCGAACGGCGTCGAGCGGATCAATCAGCTAATGCAATACATCGAACATCGCATGTAAAGCAAAACGGCCCCGAGGGGCCGTTTCTCATTGAGCGAGGAGGCCGCTAACTGCTGCCGGCGTCGCGATCGATCGCAACCTCGCGGCGAGCCCTGGCCCCTGCTGCGCGGCCTGCGCGGCGCGCGCGTCGAGGTACGGCAAAAGCACCTCGGGGTTTAACATGTGATCGGCGAGCGCCGCGTTAAGTCGAGCGCCCACCGCCTGCCCGGCCTTTTGCCCGGCGCCCATCACGCCGAGCGCCGCGAGCGGTTGCCCGATTGCGGCCGTCGCGAGCGCCGCCATACCTTTAGCGGCCGGGCCGGCGCCGCCGAACGTCGGGCCGTAAATCATGCGCGCGAGTACGCCCTGCGCCGCGAGGTTATAGCCCGTGTCCGAGCCGCCCGAGCGAACCGAATTCGAAATCGTCGCGCGGCCGAGGTCGCTCTGTACGCCGCGCAGTGCGTTCTCTGCTGCCGGGTCGATACCGTGCTCGGCCGCCCCGAGCGCGCGCTCGAACGGGCCGCGAAAATTCGCATTGTCCAGAATAGGCAAGTTATCGGCGAATCGTGCGCGCGTGCCGAGCGCGTCGGCGATATCGCGGCCGGCCTGCATCGTATTAATCGGCATGGAGTTCTTCGCGTAGTCCGCGAGATAGGCCTTGTATCCCGGGTTCGCGCCCTCGATCGCGTCGGTAATCGCGTCTTTAATCGGCGACATTGCGACCGTCTGCCGCGAACTAACGGCGCCGTTCGGCGCGTGCTGCGCGATAAATTTATTCGCGTTTTGCCGCAACCCGTCGAGCACGTCTGGCGCGATCCATGCGCCCTTGCCCGGGGCGCGCGCCGTGATCTGCGCGCGCAAATCGGCGAGCGCGCTACGAATCGCCGGATCGGTCCCGAGGCCGCTCGCGCTCGTGCGATCGATCGCGGCGAGAATCGGGTTCGCTGATACCGGCATTCCGTTTGTCAGGAGCGAGTCGACGGCCGGGTTAGCCGCCGCGCGCCGTGCGGCGATTGCGGCCGCCATCTCCGCATCGCTCCCGGCGACGCCGTTAATAACGTCCCATCGCGCGGAGTTATTCGATACGGCGCGGTTCATGATTGCGGTTTTAATCGCCGGCACGTTCGAGGCCGCTTTTTCCGTCTGCACGAGCGCGTTATTGCCTGCTACTTGCGCCGTCGTCGGGAGCGATTTCGGCACGAGTTGTTGTGAGTTCGCGCGGATATTCGCGGCGACGGCTCCCGCGTCGCTCGGGTCGAAAATGCCGGCGATACCTCGGCCGACATAGCCGGTAGGATTGACGACGGGAGCGATAGTGTTCGCGACGCCACGAGCTACGCCGCCGACGCCGCCGATAACGGCCGGAACCGCTACGCCGGCCCCTGCGCCGAGCTTCACCTGCGAGGCCTTAGCGTCGGCGTAGCTTTCGCCCGGCTTCGTCATTACCGGCGTAGCGAACGCGTCGAGCCCACCCTGTACGCCGCCGACGACGAGCGAGCCGAGGCCCTTCGTCGGCGAGCCGAGGAACAAGGGGAGGCCGCCCGCGAATTGCCCGGCCGTGCGCGCGACGTCGGCGCCGCTCCCGCCCTGCGCCGCGCGTTTCGCCGCGTACGCCGCGTCGTTCGCCTTAATCTGCGCGTCGATATCGCTCACGCCCTGGGGGGCGTCCTTCGCCATTTGCGCGAAATAGTCGCCGACGAGCGGGAGCCCGGTTAGGTGAGGGGCCGTCGCCGCGAGGCCGTGCACGATACTTTGCGCGGCGCCGCCGACTTTATCGCCGATACCGGTAAGGAACCCGTTTAGCGGGGGCGCGGTCGGAACGCTCGGCGCGGCCGGCGCTTGCACGGGAGCCGGCGCGGCCTGGGGCACTGCCGGCGCCGATGCTGCGGCCGGTGCGCTCGCTGCCGGCGCCGCGTTCGCGCCGAGCCAGTCGTCGAGCCCCGAGGCCGGGGCCGATGCTGCGGCCGGTGCGCTCGCGCCGAGCCAGTTGTCGAGGTCGCTCATTGAATCCATCCGTTCTTAATCGCAATGTCGAGCTTCGAGCGCAATGCGGCCGAGTCTTTTTGGCCGGCGAGGTACGCGCCGCGCGCGCTCGGGTCTAGCTGCTGCATCATGTAAATGCGCGGGTCGTAATTCCGGCGCCAGAGCCCGTTATATTCGGTGAGCGACAGCGCGTTCCCGTTATGCGCGGCGAGCCAGTTCTCGGCGCCGTTCGTCTTGGCCTGCAATGCGAGTTCCTGTCGCTTCAAAATCGGCACGACTTCGGTTTGAACCTTGTTCATCATGTCCGGCCCCGGGAGGCCCTTAAGCACGTTCGCGAGTTGCGCGTCGGTTCCCGTTCCGCCGAGGGCCTTTTGATACTGCTGCGACAGGTTCGAAACGAGCTTTTGCATAATCTGCGCGTTCGCCGTGTCGTCGTTGCCGAACTGCCATTGCGGAGGCAAGCGTTTATTCAGACTCGCGATGAGTTCGAGACGATCCGACGAGCCCGGCCCGAACTTCGTCGAGCCCTTCGCGAGTTCGTTGATCGCGTCGAGCGTCGAAATACGATCCGGCGAGTCAGACGCGAGCTTTTGAAGGCTGATAAAGTCGTCCGCGTTGCCTTTCGCGAGCGTTTCGGCGCCTTCTTTTGCGCCCATCGGGGGCGCGGCGTACACGGCGCCGCCTGCCGGCGTTACCTGCGGGCGAGGGAGGCCGCCGACCATTGCCGGGCCCGGGCCGCTCGGGCCCATGCCGGGCGGTAGCGGGGGCATAACCGGCGCTTGCCCGTCCTGCGGCGCGGCGCCTTGAGGGGCCGGGATGCTCATCGGTGCGCCTTGCGGGCCCGGGGCCGGTGCACCTTGCGGAGCCGGGGCGCCCATCGGGCCGCCCGGCGCGAACGGATCGCCGAGGCCCATCGCCGTACCCTGCGATTGGACCGGCGCCGCGTTCCCTGTGCGGTCGTAAAGCGCGCCACGGTACGGCGTCGCGAATGCTTTCGCGTACGCGGTCGCCGCCTCTTTTTGCTGGATCGCGCGCAGTGCGCCCGGCTTATAGCTGATCGAGCCGTCGGGGTTCTGAGTGCCGAGGTTGTCGAGAATCGCCGCCATGTTTTGGCCTGCCAAACTCGGGTCTTTTTTGTTGACCCAAGTTCCATTAGCCGCCTGCATCATGTCCGGAAGCATCAGTTCCGCCGACCCGAGATACCCCTTCGAGTTTGCCGGGTCGAGCGTCGAAAGCATCGCCGCGCGCTGCCGTAGTTGCGTCGCCGTCAAGTGCGTACCGGGAATGAACGCCGGGGCCGCCTGGGGGGCCGCCTGCGGGCTCGGCGCTTGCGGGATAGGCATCGGCATAGGCGAGGGCGCCGGGGCCGCCTGGGGGGCCGCCTGCGCGCCGACAGGTTGAGCCGGCGTCGCGTCGATCGGCATCGCGGCCGGGCTCGCCATCGATACCGGAGACGTCACGGCGTCTTGGCCTCCCGGCGCCACGGCGCCGACTGCTGCTGGCGTCGCTGCGGCCGGCGTCGCGTCGCCGTCGTCGCCGCCGTACATTTTCGAGGCGGCCCGCATAATCATGAGTTGCTTCGCCATCGAGAGGCGCGCGGCCTGCAATTGTTGCGACGTCAAAGCGCCCTTTAGCGCGTTGTCGAGCGACCCTTGATACGCTTGCTGCGCGCCCTGCGCGCCCTGCGCGAACGCCTGCCCGAGCGACGCGCGCGGGCCCGGCCGCCATGCGCTGGCGTTCATCATCCCAATCCCGAAATTCAGGAGCGCGTTTTGTCGCGCGTCGCCGAGCGTCGACGGGTTAATGATTCCGCCGTACGTCTGGTCGCGGCCGCCCCCGAGGAGGCCCCCAATTTTCGACATCCAGTCGCCCGAGTCGTCGGCCGGCGCGGCCGATGCTGTGTAGTCCAAAATATCGCTCATACGAGGTTGTTCCTCAAAAGCCCGGCCGGGAGGCCGTACATTTGCGCCAATTGTTGGATTGTCGCGTTGCCGAGGTGCGCGCGCCCATTCGGGCCGCTGCCGCCCTGCGGCGTCTGCTGCGCGCCGGCCGACGAGAGCAAACCCGTAAGCCCCGACATATTAACGCCGCCCGGGTTCATCGAGGAGCCGCCGATTTGATTTCCGCCTGCGGCCTCGCCAGATAGGCCGCCCCCAAGCACGCCGCTATTCGCCGCGCCCGGCGTTCCGCCCATTCCGCCGCCCGGGAGGAGCCCGCTAAACAATCCGGCCGGCGCGTTGCCGAGCGCCCCGCCCAAGTCGCCGCCCATCGCCGAGCCGAGGCCCGAAGGATTGTTCGATACGATGCCTGTCGCGCCGCTGTTGCCGAAATCGCCGGCATTGCTAAACAGGTTTTGAAGGGTCGAAAAATCGATTCCGTCGAACATTATTTAAATAGCCCCAAAAGCCCGCCCACGCCCGCGCCGATAGCGGTTCCGACGCCCGGAATAGCGCTGCCAACCGCTGCGCCCGCTGCGGCGCCGCCGAGTGCGCCGCCGATCGGGTTCGAGGAGCCCTGCTGCGTCGTCGACGTCGCGTACGGCGTTTGATTAATCGCGCCTTCCAGGATCGACAATTGGCGGAGGGGCCAATTTTGCGCCGTCTGGTACTGGTTGATACCGACGTTATCCACGTTCTGTTGCTGCTGCTGTTGGACGTTGCCGGCGTTTAGGAGGTTGTTATACCCCTGCGTCGCGACGCCCTGCTGCTGCGTTCCGAGGAGCCCGAGCACGCCCGCGCTTTGGTTTTGCACGCCCGCGCTTTGGTTCGCTACGCTGCCGCTTTGGTTCGCGATGCCGGCATTGCCCGAGAAAATGCCCGCGCTTTGGTTCGCGATCTGCGCGCCAGTCATCGCCGCCGTTAGGCCCGCGCCTTGGTTCGAGGTCTGCGCGCTCTGCTGTAGCTGCTGCTGCGCGAGCGCTTGCTGCTGAGCGTTCGTGTAGTTCGCTTGGTTGAGGTTCGCCGTGTTCGTCGCCATGGCGCGCGCGTACCCCTCATTCGTCAGTGCGTCTTGCACTGCGTTCCGGGTTCCGCCATAGGCGCCGACTTGCGTCGCGCTCGCGTCGTTATTCGTGTTCGCGATCTGGTTTTGCCGCTGCAAATCCGAGTTCGTCGTATCGATAACGTTCTGCGTGTACGGGTTTAGCTGCGCATTTACGGCGCTTTGGTTGTAACTCGTGCCGACTTGCTGCGGCGTATAGCCGGCCGCTTTCATCGCCGCGAGCGCCGCGATATCGTTACTTTGCCCTGCGTACTGGCTCGCCTGTCCCGTGAAACCCTGCGCGCTCTGCGCCGTATTAACGCCCTGCTGCGCCGCGCCGATACCCTGCGCGATTGCGCCCTGTCCGAGGTTCGCGTTTTGGCCCGCCATATCGAACGCGCTTTGCTGCGTCGCGTTGATCGGCGCTACTTGCTCGCCCGTGTAGGGCGTGTACGGCTGTTGCGACGCCGGTACGGCGACGTTTTGGTACGTCGACTGGCCGGCGTCTTGGACCCATTGAGGGATATTGTTTGTCGTGGTCGCGCCACTCGATCCGCCGAGGCTCATCGTCCGTCGTCCTTAATATATTGGTCGAAGGTTTCATGCGAAACCATCAGATAACGCCGCACTTTCGCGGAGTGCTCGCGCATCGCCTCGAACCCCTGCGCGATGCCGATAACCATCGAAACGACTTCGAGGTACGCGTCGCGCAACACGTACGCCGTCGCGCGGTCCTGGGTGTCGCCGTGCTCCATCTCGGCCGAATCCATGAAGGCATTCATGCCGGCCGCCATGAGGGGGAGGAGCATCGTTTGATGCTTCGCGTAAAACGGGTTCGCCTGTAGCCCGACGATCGCGAGCCAAAACGCCCGGTTGATCTCGTGATTCGATACCGGCTTATCGCGGTCTATCAGGTCGTCCCAAATTTCCGCGATTTCGCCCATGATTCCGAGGAACGCGAGCGCGTCGGAGTCCTTAATGATTTCGGCGAGGAAAACGTCGCGCTCGTTGCGCCATTCCGGCGAGTCGTATTCGTTCATCAGTTCGTTACCGCTACGGTTGAAAGTACGCCGCTCGTGCTCACGACGAGTTTCCATCGGCCGCCGTTCGCGTCGCGGAGCACGACGCGGCCGCCCGCGACCTCGATCGAGCCGCCCTGTTTCACGTTGCGCGCGTCGGCTTGTTCGAGAATGCGTTTCCAGTCCGGCGAGAATGTCTGCGGGAGAATCATCGGCCGGCCCCTTTCTTCGCGTCGAGTCGCAACGTCCCGAAGTCGAACGGGCCGTCGTTGATGAGTTCCACGCGCACTTTCAGTTGCTTCGCCCCGAACCGCGCGTCGATTTCGCCGTTAGGCTTCGGGTTCGAGAACGGCCCGATTTTCACGTCGGGGGTCTGCGGGTTCCGTCGCATCAGGAACGAAACGCCGACGTTTGCCGCGCCCCCGTCGTCGGTGTCGAGGAGAATCGACTTAACGTCCATCACGTTATCGCCATTGCCGACCATGAACGGCCCCGACTCGGCGTACACGCTGCCGACGCGCGTCGCGCCGCTATCGGTCCATCCTTGCTCGTGCTGATAGAGGTGTCCATCGATGCCGGCCGCGACTGCGTACTGCCACGCGCCCCGGTCGGCCCATGCCGAACGCGCGAGCTTGCCGCAATACCACGAGTTATCCTTGTAGTTCCAAACGACGTAACGGTCGTTCTCGGAACTGAGCGCCGAGGGATAAAAGAACCAGACTTCGCCGAACTGAGAATTAACGCCGGCACATACTTTCGCGCCTTGGAGTACGTTGATATCAGCAAAAACGCGCTCCTGCACCTCGCACGGCATAACGGCATGCGCGCCGTTATAAACATGAAAGTTGCTCGTCCCCATCCACACAATCGCGCCATTAACGAACGCTTTCGCCTGGGGGCCGATGAGCCCGCACTTATCGCCGAGACGGTTAAGCGAGTAAATGAACGGTTGCCCGATATACGACATTACGTGTACGTCGATATCGGTAAAGAGCAAATACGTTCCCTGCGCGAACCGCTGCCCCGCCATGAGGGCGCCCGTCGAATTAACCTGAATCGCGCCGGCCGTGTTCGTCGCTGCCGGCGCCCATGTCGTGTAGTCGCCCTGCGCGCACCATGCAACGTTGCGAGGGTCGCCGCCTGCGCCGAGCGCGACGACAATCCGCTCGTCCGTCACGAAAACGTACTTGTTATTAATCGGCGCGTTCGCCATCGGAAGCGCGGCCGCGTCGCTCGTGCCGCGCCACACATAAAGCTTGCCGTCGCTCGACGAACACGCGATGAGGTATTGCCCGAACGAATCGAGCGACCATGTAGTCGCGTCGAAAAGGAGGCCCGAACTCGTGCGCGCATTACCGAACGCCTGCTGCCCGTAAAGGGCCGCGCCCCATCCGAGGCCGTAAATCGAGTCGAGGTTTCCGTATTGCAACCCGGCCGGCGTTACGTCGTAAAGCGTGCCGCCGTCGTGCACGTACAGATTCGACGCCGTGCCCGTCGCGAGAAACCGCGCGTTATTGTTGTCGCGCCACGTAAAGAGGCCCCGAGGCCGATTCGACAGGGGGGCCGTCGTGATCCGCTGCCATCCGCCGACCGGCCGGAGCCGGCCGTTCCACCACCTCACGAGGTTCGAGTCGCGCCAACGCCCCGAGGCTTGAAACTCGGTTCCATTGCCGTACACGCCCGGCGCGAGGTCGATCGGAACTAGCATTAGGCCGGCTTCTTTTCCGAGGCGAACACGCCCGCGAGCGCCGCGCCGATTACGACGACTTTCGTCGCGGTGTCGGGAACGGCCTGCGCTGCCGTGAGGCCGGCCGCGATCGAGGCGAACGTCGACGGTTCTTTGAGCCGGGCGAGAATAAATGCGAGAGTCGAGTTCATCTTTTTACCCTGCCAGATTGATAAGGTTGTTTGCGACGCGCGTCGACCATCCTTTGCCGTACGTCGCGAATGTTCCGGCCGCCGCGTTCGAGAGGAGGCGATACGCATCGAGCCGAACCGCTACGCGCCATGGTTCGAGCGCGGTGATAGCTGCGACCGACTGCGGCCCGATCGCGCCGTCGACGGGATTTACCCGCGCTGCGCGTTGGAGCCACTTCGCGGCCGCGCCGACGCCGCAATTTACGGCCGCGTCGAATGCTTGAAACGCGAGGTCGGCGTCGAGCTTGTCGGCCTGCAATTTGTTCCAATAGTCCCGGCGATAGATTGCTTTCGCGTCGTCGAGCGACAGGTTCGCGATATCGATCGTCGGATAGCTCGCGGCGCTAATGCCGTACTTCGTGCCCTTGCACGAGCCGGCGCCAACCTTGCCCCCGGTCCAGTTCCCCGGGTCGCGCTGATCGTTTGTAAATCCGCCCTCGACGCCGACGACGGCCTCGAACGCGCTGTCGAATGTGCTCATTTAGTGCCTGCTTTCGTCGTGATTTCGAGGGTCTGCACGCGCCGTTCAATCGCCGGAATGTCGTGCATTACCTCCCAAAGCATCGCCCCCGATACCGGCAAAATGATTGCCGTCACGACGGCCAATACGCCGCGCGCCCATGCTGTCGTCGCGCCTAGTCGGAGGTCGAGGCTTTTACGCTCATCGGCCGCCGTATCGGCCCGAATGCAAAGCGCCCTGATCCGCTCGTCTCGATCCTGTTCGCGCTCCTGCATCCTTGCTATCTTTTCGCTGAGGTCGACGAGCTTCTCGACGTTTTTCGCGATCTCTTCGAGTTGTGCGCCCTGTCTGGCGAGTTGAAACCGTGATGCTTCGCTATCCATGGCGCGGCCCGCGTAAGTTAGCCGATAGGTTAGTCGCTTAGGAATGCAAAACGGCGCGGCCTGAGAGGCGCGCGCCGATGTTCCTGATTTAATGGGGGTTCGTGCTGCTAAGTCGTCACGTTATGCCGGCCGTTTATCCGCCGAGATACATGATAAAACAGAGCGCGAAAAACGGCGGCCGGATATCGAAACCCCAATTGGAGCCCGTGTACTGGACGCTCATGCCCGTACCCGAACCGTAAATGCCGATACCGGTCGCGGCCGCGTCCATCCAAAACCCAGTAACCGACGCGTTAAGCCAGATACCGGAGCCGTTAGAACTCGTCGTGAGGGTCGAGTTCGGGCCGGCTGAAAAATTGGGCGTACCGAACGCGCTATTGCCCGACTGATAATTCGCATAGTTAAAACTGTGCGAGTGCCCCGGATCATTAACGCCGTGATTGTGGCCGGGGTCGTGGAGCCCGTGATTGTGGCCGGGATCGTACACGCCGTGCGCGTGGCCTGGATCATTGAGGCCGTGCGTATGGCTCGGAATGTGCCCGACTTGTAGCGCGATCGACGCGGCGCCGCCCGCCGCCCACGGGCCGTAACTACCGCCCGCGCCGACGACAAAACGGTCGAGCAAATTCGGCGTGCCGTTCGCGCCATTACAGAGCGCCCACCCTGCCGGCACGTTCGCGGCCGTACCCGCCCACATACAGATAATGCCGTACGGGAATTTCGCTTTCGGGAGCGAGTTATTCGCGACCGTGTTCGCGGCCGCTACGCCGGCGTTAGCCGTCGCCTGCGCCGCTGCGGCCGCCGTAGCGTTCGCCTTAATCTGCGTGTCGATCGTGTCGAAATTCGTATTTAGGAGCGTGCCCCATGTATTCGAATCGCCGCCGATCTGCGGCTTAGTGAGGTTGTAATTCGCGGTAAATGTATCAGCCATTTTTCGGCGTCCTTAATACGTGTGTTGATCCGTGACAATCCACGCGAACCCGGCCGCGCCCCCGTCCCGATGCCATACGACTTCGACCGTTCCGCGCGTTCCGGCCGCGATCGTCGCGACGGTTGCGCCGCCGAAATCCTTGATCGTGAGCGCGTACGCCGAGGTATTCGATTTGACGATACGGAAGCGCCGGCCCGTGAAAATGATCGTCGACGCGTCCGGCGTGCCCTGCGGGAGCGTGATCGTCCGCGCGGCCGTAAAGGGTGCGTCGAAAATCTGCGTCGCGCGCGAGTCGAAATCGAGCGTTACGTTCGCGTCGATATTGATATCGGCCGCCGCGAGGTCGTTCCAATCCTCGACGATCGTATGGTCGGCCGAGCCAGTCGCCACGACGTCGCACAGTTGCACGTTCGCCGACCATGGCAAGATGAGGCGCTTAAACCGGATCGGTAGCGGGCCGATTGCGAGCGACGCGACGAGCGTTCCGAGAATGCTGTCGGCGTTATTGAACGTGTAAAAATCGACATTCGCGAACGACGCTACGCCCTCAGTCTTGAACACGTAAAGAGCGACGCCGGGCGGAATCGTGAGCGTGTTCGTGTACAGGTACGCCATTTTGAGAACGCCGTTCGGGATCTCGAAAAGTACCCGGCCGTCCTCGGTGTAGCTGCCGACTTCGAGCGCCCAATGCCCGATAACGTGCGTACCGCCCGAGCCGTCGTAAAGCATCGAAATGCCTTGATTGGCGTTATTAACTTCGATGTTGTCGTACTGCGCGCTCATCGCCTCGTGCCTAAAGAGCGTCTCGACGGCGCTTTCGCACGAGATATACATGCGTTCGAAACGACAGTTAGGCTCGCCGGCCGCACGCGTTACGAAATTGACGCCGCCGGCAAAGTCGCCGAGCCACATATCGCGGTACGTGTTGCCCCACCAAGTAACGCTAGTCTCGGGGCAATACATGAACCAGTAGAAGTTATTGGCGCCGAGGTCTTGCCACGTACTGTTGTAGAGCGAGCCCTCATCCGTCCCGACGATATCGAACACGCGCGCGCCAGTGTTGCCGGTC